TTTAAAGAGCCTTCAGCCACCTTATACAATCTTTTGGGTACTTTGGTGGACGCTGGACGTAGGTTTGCGTCTATGGCGGATATGAAGGTTGGTGAAATGAGCGGTGAAACGCCCGTTGGCACCACTATGGCGATTATGGAACGCGGGACAAAGGTTATGTCCGCTATTCACAAGCGGTTGCATTATTCGCAAAAGATGGAATTTAAACTTCTATCGAAAATATTTTCTCAAGACATAGCGCCATACCCTTATATGGTGTCACAGCAGTTTGGGCCTGAGATAAAAGCGCAAGACTTTGATGAGCGCATTGATGTTTTGCCCGTGTCAGACCCGAATATCTTTTCTATGTCTCAGCGAATTGCGTTAGCGCAGAGCGAGTTGCAGTTAGTACAGTCGAACCCAGAAATACACGGCGGTCCTATGGGGCTGTATCAAGCGTACCGAAAAATGTACGAGGCTTTGGGCGTTACGAACATTGACGCTATTTTACCGCCACCCCCACCGACCCCACCGCCTGCTAATGCTGCTAAAGAGAATCAGAACGCGCTTATGGGCGTTCCGCTGCAAGCATTCCCAGAGCAAGACCATCAGGCCCACATAGAGGCTCATATGGCGGTTATGGCTACGCCAGCTATGCAGCTTAACCCTGCGTCTATCGTGACCTTACAGGGCCATATACAGGAGCATATAGGGCTTATGGCTGAGAAGCAGGCACAGGCGCAGATCATGGAAAGAATACCGCCTGAAGTGCAGCAAAACCCAGAGCAAATGCAAATGATGATGCAGCAAATAAAACCACAGATAGATCAGATTGCTGCGGTGTTAATTGCGGACATGGTTGAGAGTTTGGCGCAAGCCATAGAGCCACCGAAGGAATCTGATCCTCTTGTAGATATTCGCAACCAAGAATTGCAGTTAAAGGCGGCTGATATGGAGCGCAAAACCGCTGAGTTTGATGCTAAACAACAAATGGAACGTGAGAAGGAGCGCAATGACGTTCTAGTAGATCAGCAGCGCATTGATGTTTCGGAAGCTGCCCTAGAGGACAAGACTAGAATCGCAGAAGAGCGCATTCAAACACAGCGCGACATTGCCTCTATGAATGCTATGAAAAATGCCAGAGGATAAAGTCGTAGACTTTCCTAAAGCAAATGAAATAGACCAGCAGTTTCTTGAGTTGGAGAAGCAAAAGGTTTTGATCCGCGAACAACTAAAAGAAATTTTAGGCGTTCAGGCGAGTTTCACAGAAAGGAATTGGAAATGAGTTCTTCAGTAAGATCAAAAATGGCCGAAGTTAACAAAGCAGCAAAACGCGCTGCTAGAAACCCGGCACCTGTTGTAGCAGAGGTAAAAGATGAAGCCACACCGCCTATTGCGGAAAAGCCTGCAATTCAGTCAAAACCCCAAAAACCAGCCCAAAAACAGGCCAAGAAAAAGACCTCGTTTTATAAAAAAGTTCAGTAAGATTGCCAAACCCCAAAGATTTATAGGGGTTTTGTAGCTTCTTACTGGAAATACTTGCGTATCCCGAATAATTGCATACTATGTGTGCAGGGAGACAAGTATGGACGCTATACACCTAGCACAGCATCTATTTAAAGAAATACGGGAACGTAATTCTAGATTGAAAGACCGAATTGCGGACGGTTCGATTTCGTCTTGGGACGAATATCGGTATCTTGTAGGCGAAATACGCGGAATGACCTACGTTGAGGATTTAGTTAAAACCGCGATGAAAGGCATAGAGTTAAACGATGACTAAGAAATTGTATGTTCCAGAACACGTTGCAAAAGCAGCAAAGAAAACAAAGCTATCAAAGCCGCTAGAAAACGCATTTAAAACGCAAGAGCCAGAGGAAGACAACAAAAATGTTGATGATCCTTCCAACATAGAGCCTTCTGTGCTTGAGCGACTTCCACAGCCTACTGGTTACAGGGTGCTGATTATACCCTACTACCCCAGCGCAAAAACTAAAGGCGGTTTGTACATTCCAGACCAAACTAGGGAACGTGAATCATTCGCTACGGTATCAGCCTATGTAGTTAAGCTAGGCCCAGACGCTTACAGAGATGAACAAAAGTTCCCAAGTGGCTCCTATTGTCAGGAGAAAAACTGGGTTCTCATAGGAAGATATGCTGGTAATAGGTTTAAAGTGGACGGTCTTGAGGTCAGAATCATAAATGACGATAACATTATAGCTACGATCCTTGACCCAACGGACGTTTCGTATGTATAGAGAACTAGGGAGCAAGGAATATGTCTATGGCTGAAGAAAACATTGATAGCGAAGAGCTTGAAGGCGCAACGGTAGAACTTGAAGACGAACAAGTCTCAGGTGTCGAAGCTGATTCGGCTGATGACGCTAGTGAAACCCGAACAAAAGTTCGTAAAAAGTCAGACGGCGATGATGAGCTTGAGAATTACAGCGAAGGCGTACAGAAGCGCATCAACCAGCTAACGGCCAAGCGTAAGGCGGCTTCTGAAGAAGCTGAAGCTGCCGTTCAATATGCGCAACAAGTGAATCAAGAAAACCAGCAAATAAAAGCTCGTTTGCAGCAACTAGATCAGGGATACAGAGCCGAATACGAAGGCCGCGTTGTTTCACAGGAACAGCAAGCCAAACGTGCATTGACAGAAGCGCATGAGGCTGGTGATTACGAAAAGGTTGCAGAAGCCCAGTCTGCGCTGTCACAAGTAGCTATTGAAAAAGAGCGTATCCGCTTACAAACGGCAAAAGCTCAAAGGGACGCACAGCAGCGAGAGCATCAAGCTCAACAGCATCAAGCTCAACAGCAGCAACAGCAACCTCAGCGTCAAGCTGCTGACCCTAAGTTGGAAAAATGGCTTTTAAAAAACGATTGGTTCGAAAAAGACACCGTTATGAATGCCGCTGCTACAGCTATACACAAGCAAATCGTCAATGATGAAGGCTTTGATCCTTCTACAGACGAATATTACTCTGAAATAGATAGGCGTATTCGTAAGGAAATGCCTCACAAGTTTCAGGTGAAACAACAAAACGCCCAAGTTGTTACGCCTGCGTCTGGTAACGGACGGTCTTTAAAGTCCGGGCGGAAAAGATCGGTGGAATTAACGCCGGGGCAAGTCGCATTTGCCAATAAAATGCGGATACCTCTTGATGTTTATGCAAAAGAGGTTGTGAAAATTGAAAGTAGGAGTGAATAACATGGCAACTAGGTCAGCGCGTGATTCAGAATCACGGGAAAACGCAGAGCGTGTTCAACAATGGCGACCCGGTTCAGCTTTAGACGCTCCAGAACCGCCTATTGGGTTCAAACATAGATGGATTCGTGAATCTGTCTTGGAATACGATGATAAGACTAACGTTCATAAAAAACGGCAAGAGGGATGGGAACTCGTCCGCGCTGAAGAGTACCCTGATTATGTTGGCCCTATCGTTGATGAAGGAAGAAACGCAGGCACCATTGGTGTTGGCGGATTGGTTTTGGCCCGAATCCCCAATGAATTAGTTGAGCAGCGGAATCGCCACTTTCAAAATGTGGCAAAGAATCAAATGGACGCTGTTGACCGCGATTGGATGCGGGAAAACAACGCTCTTATGCCAAAATTGGCACCACAACGTAAATCCTCTGTGAGCTTTGGCTCAAAAGGATCTAAACAAGGAGATTAACGATGGCGAATCAAGACGCTGCATTCGGTCTTCGTCCCGTAAAACGAATTGGGGGAACTCAATTCAATGGCGGACAAAGCCGATACCGTATCGCCAACAACTACGATACAGCAATTTACCAAGGTGACATGGTAGCCCAAGTCACAGGTGGCACTGTAGAAATACATGCTGATGGTGGAACTGTACCTATTGTTGGTGTGTTTAATGGTTGTAAATACACTGACCCTACTAGTGGTGAGCAAGTATTCAGCAACAAATATCCTGCAAGCACTGCTGCTGCTGACATTATTGCTTATATCATTGATGATCCTATGGTTGTCTTTGAAATCCAAGCTAATGCTGCATTCCCAGTAGCTGATTTGTTTGGCAACTTCGATGTTATCTATACTTCTGCGGGTAATGCCCAAAGTGGTGTGGCTGGTTCCGAACTTAATGTTTCTGACGGTGCAGCGGGTACTACTTTGCCGCTTAAAGTCATTGATATTTCTGAAGACCCAGAAAATAGCGATGTAAGCACCGCAAATACTAACGTGTATTGCGTCATTGAAAACCATATATTTGGCGTCAAAGGCGCTGGATTAGCATAAGGAGCTAAACAATGGCAATTTCTCGTTCACAACTAGTTAAAGAGCTAGAACCGGGCCTCAACGCGCTTTTCGGAATGGAATATAACCGTTACGATAACGAGCATGCTGAAATCTTCGACACAGAATCGTCAGATCGTGCGTTCGAAGAAGAAGTTATGCTTTCAGGTTTTGGGAATGCTCCCACAAAAACCGAAGGCGCAGGCGTATCGTTTGATGATGCTAACGAAGCATACACTGCTCGTTACACCCATGAAACGGTGGCTCTAGCATTTGCTTTGACTGAAGAAGCGATTGAAGATAATCTTTATGATCGTCTTGGCGCTCGTTACACAAAAGCTCTGGCGCGTTCTATGGCGCACTCTAAGCAAGTTAAGTCCGCTGCGGTTCTTAATAACGCTTTTGACTCTGGGTTCACAGGTGGCGATGGTGTGGAACTATGTTCTGCCGTTCACCCGCTGGCACAGGGCGGCACTTTCCGTAACGAACCTTCTACTGCTGCTGACCTCAACGAAACCTCGCTTGAAAATGCTCTAATTGACATTTCAGCGTTCGTTGATGAGCGGAATATGATTATTGCCCTTCGTGGCACTAAGCTGATTATTCCACCACAGCTTCAGTTCATTGCAGACCGTTTACTGGAATCGACCTTGCGTCCCGGCACATCTGACAATGACATCAACGCGATGAAAAACATGGGTATGGTGCCAGAGGGTTATACTGTTAACCACTTCCTGACAGATACTGATGCTTTCTTCCTGAAGACTGACGCGCCAAACGGCTTTAAGCACTTTGAGCGTTCTCCCATGCGTACAAACATGGAAGCAGACTTTGACACAGGTAACATGCGCTTTAAAGCGCGT